TACAAGGTTATCAAGCTCCTGTCTCCTTAAATTTATTTAGAGGATTTGTATGAGTACCACATATTTGAACATAGTCAACGAGGTACTACGTAGGCTACGAGAAGATGAAGTAGCAAGTGTAACACAAAACACTTACAGTAAAATGGTAGGTGACTTTGTTAATGATGCAAAGCAAGTAGTAGAAGACTCACACCAATGGTCTACACTACGTACAACTATTGTAGTACCTACTGTTGAAAATACTACAGAATATAGCTTGACAAACGCTGGAGAACGTGTTAAAATATATAGTGTCATTAACGACACATCAAACTTCTTTATGCACTATCAAACACCTAACTGGTTTAATAATGCTTATTACATTTCTGGTGAAGTAACTGGTAGTCCTGACTCATATACCTTTAGTGGTATTGACAGTAACGATGATACTAAAGTAAGAGTATATCCTAAACCATCAGGTGTGTTTAGTTTACGTTTTGATTTAATTGCTAGGGAGCCTGAGTTATCTGGAGATGCAGATACTACAGTCTTACCTAAGAATGCTATTGTCCACAACGCTGTAGCTTTGTTGGCTAGAGAACGTGGTGAGACAGGTGGTACTACAGCACAGGATTACTTCTTGATTGCAGATAAACATTTGTCTGATGCCATTGCATTAGATGCTTACAAGAACCCTGAAGAATTCATTTACACGGTTCCATAATGGCTCAAGAAAGACAAAACATTTATATTGCTGCTCCGGGTTTCAAGGGACTTAACACACAAGACTCCCCTGTTACTCAGGATGCGTCCTTTGCGTCTATTGCTGAGAATATGGTAGTAGATAAGTACGGACGTATTGGCGCTAGGCAGGGCTTAGATAAGCTCACAAGCAGTGCTACGCCACTAGGGTCTAGCATTGGCATTGAGACTATCTTTGAGTTTGTAGACCAAAGTGGTGATATTACAGTATTCTCTGCTGGCAATAATAAAATCTTTAGTGGGACTACTACACTAACGGACATTACACCTGCTGCTTATACTGTTAGTGCAAACAACTGGAAGATTGTAAACTTTAACAACCATTGTTTTTTCTTCCAAAGAGACCACGAGTATCTTGTGTACACTGATGAATCAGGCACAGGTGTCATTGAATCTCATAGCGACCACGGCCATGCTACAGGTACACCACCGTATGCTAATGAAGTTTTAGCAGCTTTTGGTCGTTTATGGGCAGGTGACGTTACAGGTAACAAATACACACTGTACTGGTCTGATTTGTTAAACGGACATCATTGGACAGGTGGTACTTCAGGCTCACTAGACTTGACTACAGTGTGGCCTACAGGACATGATGAGATTGTAGCCTTAGCAGAGTTTAACGACCTGTTGGTTATCTTTGGTAAGCGTAGTATTCTATTGTACTCTGGTGCAAGCTCACCGTCTACTATGGTACTTGCTGATGTCATTACTAACATTGGCTGTATTGCTAGGGATACAGTACAGTCTACAGGTACAGACTTAATCTTCCTGTCTGACACAGGTGTACGTAGCTTAGGTAGAGTTATCCAAGAGAAGTCTAACCCTATTGGTGACGTATCTAAGAATGTACGTGATGAGATGATGTTCACTGTCAACACACAGACTAACAACATTAAGTCTGTCTACAGTCCAGAGCATTCTTTCTATCTACTGTTTTTACCTACAAGCTCTATTGTTTATTGCTTTGATGTCAGAGGTAAACTAGAGGACGGTAGTAACCGTGTGACTACTTGGCCTAGCACTAAGATCTTATGTGGTGACAGGGCAGCAGATGGTACTCTGTACTTAGGCAGTCTTAAAGGTATCAACAAGTACAATGGGTACTTAGATGACACTAGCACATATACAATGCGTTACTACACTAACCCATTGTCCTTTGGTGACGCTAGTAGACTAAAGATCTTAAAAGAAATTAACTTTACAGTTATTGGTGGTCAAGGCGCACCAGTAACAGTTAACTGGGGATATGACTATACTGAAGGATACACAAAGCAAGCTGTAACTGTAGCCAACGCTAGTATTGCTGAGTATGGAGTATCTGAGTACAACGTAAGCACATCAGAATACAGTGCTACAATTATTATTGACAAAGCTAAAGCTAAAGCAACAGGATCTGGCAGAGTAGCCACTATTGGTTTAGACTGTACAATTAATGAAAGATCATTGTCCATCCAAGAAGTAAACATTGAAGCACTTATAGGTAGATTAATCTAATGACGAACTATACAAAAACTACTGACTTTGCAGCAAAAGATGCTCTACCTTCAGGTAACTCTGCAAAGATTGTAAAAGGCTCTGAGATTGATACAGAGTTTAATAACATTGCAACTGCATCAGCAACTAAAGCAAACGCTAATGCTGCTGCACTGACAGGCACAACTACCTTTGAAACTATCTCTGATGGTACTATTGCTATCACTGCATTTGTTGATGAAGATAACATGGCATCCGACAGTGCTACGTTGCTGCCTACGCAACAGTCAGTCAAAGCCTATGTAGACTCACAGGTTACTGCACAGGATCTTGACGTAACTGACGGTTCTTCTACTATTGACATTGACCTAGACTCTGAGTCTTTAGGTATTTTAGGTGGCACAGGTATTGACTCTACTGCTTCAGGTACTGGAGTTACTCTAGCTATTGATGCTACTGTAGCTACTCTAGCAGGCACACAGACGCTAACCAATAAGACGCTTACGTCACCTACCCTTAACACACCTACTATTGGTACTTCATTTACTATTGGCTCTGCTACAATCACAGAAGCAGAACTAGAGATTCTGGATGGAGCTACAGTAACTACTAATGAGTTAAATGTACTGGATGGCGTCACAAGCACTACAGCAGAACTAAACATTCTTGATGGCGTAACTTCTACAGCAGCAGAACTTAATATCCTTGACGGTGTTACCGCAACTACTACTGAACTTAATTATGTAGACGGCGTAACTTCAGCTATTCAAACACAGATAGATGCTAAAGCTGCTCTAGCTGGTGCAAACTTTACTGGTGATGTAGACGTTGCTGGCACTCTTACTACTGATTCTTTTAGTATTGAAGACGCTACAAGCCCTACTCTTACGCTGAACGACACTACAAGTGCAAACCAAAAGACAACTTTAAGCCACACTGTAGGCGCTTCTGTTCTGACCACAGGAGACAACGGTGTTTTTGGTTCATTTAAGGTAGCAGCTTTTGATGGCACGTCTACAATTAATCGTTTACTTATTGCAGACAATGGCGATGTTAGCTTATATGAGGCTGGCGGAGTTACCGCTAAATTAGTATGGGATAGCAGCGCAGAGGCGCTTGAGTTTGCTGACAATGCTAAAGCTACTTTTGGCGCTGGAGATGACCTACAGATTTTCCATAACGGCACTGACAGCTTTATTCGTGAGGTAGGCACAGGTGGTCTTAAAATAGACAGTAACGGCCCTGACCTTACACTTCGTGTCAATGCTACAGAATCTGCCATTGTTGCTAATTCAAACGGCTCTGTTGACCTTTATTACGACAACACCTTAAAACTAGCCACAACCTCCACAGGCATAGACGTAACTGGCACTGTGACTGCATCTTCAGCTTCTGATGCGCTTGTACGGGTATCTGACTCAACGAACGCTAATCAAAGACTAGACCTAACCCACAACGCTGGGGTTGCCAGCATTATTTCTGGAAACAACGGAGCTTTTGGAACGCTAAAACTACAAGCGTACAACGGCACAGACACAATTGACCGTTTCCGAATAAGCTCTAACGGCGATATCAATCTTGGATACGAGGACACAGGCACAACGCCAAAGCTCTTCTGGGATAGTTCTGCGGAGTCTTTGGGTATTGGTACTAGTTCGCCTAGTCGCACTTTAGACATTCAAGGAACTGGGGACACTCTTGTTTCTATTGTTTCTCCGGCGGCAAACCAAGCGGCTTTATTTTTTGGTGATACTGACAGTGACTCTGTAGGCCGCGTCGCTTACGACAACAGCGATAATTCCATGCGTTTAAATACCAATGGCTCAGAAGCCATGCGCATCGACTCGTCTCAAAACTTGCTGGTTGGTAAGACTGCCACAGCGGTTTCTAGTGATGGGATAGAAGCAAGAAATAATGGTTTGCTTGTAGCTACTAGAGACAATAATAAAGCGGCAATTCTTAATAGAAGAAGCTCAGACGGTGATATTCTAGAATTTAATAAAGACAGTGCCGCAGTCGGTAGTATTGGTGTAAATTCTGACCGTATATACCTATCAGGTGCTTCCGAAGGTGTCTATATAGATACTTCATTAAGTGCCTTTTCTCCTTGTACTACATCTGGCGGTAACTTTGATGATCACGTGGATCTAGGAGGCTCATCTTCCCGCTTCAAAGACCTCTACCTGTCAGGCGGTGCATACCTAGGCGGCACAGGTTCAGCCAACAAGCTGGATGACTATGAAGAAGGCTCATGGACGCCTGCGGCTGATTTTTCAACTACCTCTCCAACATCAGGCGCTACAACAGGAACAGGCCGCTATGTCAAAGTAGGTAATTTAGTTACTGTATGGGCTACTGTTCCAAACTTTAATGTAACTGGTGCGGCTGGTAATTTAAACCTAACAGGCTTGCCTTTTACTACTCGTTTAGAAGGGCTCCTACAAAGGTACGTCGGAGCCGTCAGGATAAATAATTGCGATTTTTCAAATTTTACTAATCCAATTCAAGTAAACAGCCAAGTTCTTGATAGCTCATCATTGGTAACTATTTCAGTTATCAGAGACGATGCAGGCTCAGACGCCATTAGTGCTAATGCATTAAATGATGGCGTCTCAGATATACAGATAACCCTTACTTACGAAACAAGCGCCTAATTATCTCAAGTGGACTCTTGAGACGGACTAAAGGAGAAAGACAATGGCTTTATCAGAAGAAACAGTAGAAGACAAGATTGAAGTAGTAGATTGCGGAGGTTGGAAAATCATCCAAGTCCGTACAGCTACTATCATCAGCAGAGACGGTGAAGAGATCAGCAGATCCTTCCATCGCCACACAGTAGCACCAGCAGACGATTGGTCAGGTGAAAGCACAGAGGTTCAGGCCATGTGTAATACTTTCCATACCACAGAGGCTATAGCGGCTTACAATGCTGCACAGACGGAGAATAACTAATGGCAACATGGACTATTGCAACACTTGAACGCAACACCGACTCAGACCAAGGGGTAATCGTAGCCCACTGGCGGGTCACTGAAGAAGAAACTGTGGGTGAGAATACATACACCGCTTCATCCTATGGAACCTGTGGCTTCACCCCAGACCCTTCCTCTGAAGGATACATTGCATACGATGACCTGACTGAAGCTGATGTCATTGGCTGGTGTCAGGCTGACGTTGACCAAGACGCTATTGAAGCTGCGCTGACTGCTAGCATCAATGAGCAGAAGAACCCTACAACCGCTGATGGTGTGCCGTGGTAATGATGGAGCAAAAGCAAGTGACTCATCAAGATTTAGCTATAGAGGCTTTAGATCGCATAGCTCAACATGAGAAAGAATGTGGTGAGCGTTGGGCAGAGGCAATAGTTGAACTTAGGGAACTAAGGAAGGCTACTGATGCACATGCTATGCGTTGGGAGAAACTTGCTTGGCTTGTTGTTGCGTCTGCCGTGACAGCAGCGGTAACGATAGTAACAACAGTAATAGTTTAGAGAGAATATATTATGGTAATGTTAGGTAGTATACCAACAGGAGTAACAGGGTCATCTGTTTCGCCAATAATGGCAGGAGGCTCAGCAGGTACAGGCTCAGGTGTTGGAGGATTTCTTAGTAACCTTGGCAATCTTGGTAATGCTGTAGGTGGCTTCCTTGGTGGTACAGGTGGCCAGTTAATTGGTGCTGGTTTAAGCATTAGTGAGCTTAACAAGATTACTGACATTGCACAAAGGTCAGCAGCAGAGCAAGCTGCAATAGGTAGAGAAGCACAGGAAGCTAGTGCCTTTAGACCTTTTACAGTATCTACAGGTTTTGGTGGTGTGCAGGCTACTCCTGAAGGAGGCTATGCTACTACACTAGATCCTTCGTTAGCAGGTCAGCAACAGCAGCTACAAGCTCTTACAGGGGGCTTAATAGGTGGCATGGGTGGAGTAGCACCAGATGTATCAGGTATCCAGCAGCAAGCTCTAGGCGGCGTAGGAGGCTTCCTAACAGGCGCTATGGCTCCTATGGGTGCTAGAGAAGCTGAAGTCTATGAACGCATTAGAGCCACACAAAGACCTGAAGAACAACGTGCGCAGCTTGCACTAGAAGAACGTCTAGCTGCACAGGGACGCACAGGTCTACGTACAGCACAGTTTGGTGGTTCTCCTGAGCAACTAGCGTTAGCACAAGCACAAGAAGAAGCTAAGGCTAGGGCATCTCTAGGTGCATTAGGACAAGCACAAGCAGAGCAGTTGCAGCAGATGGGACTTGCTGAAAGCATGTTTGGTCTTGGCGGTAGAGCAGCAGGATTACCTCAAGCACTACAAGCAGGACAGTTAGGCAACATTCAGGCTGCTATGGGATTACAATATATGCCTGAGCAACAGTTGTTGGGTACACTTACTCCTGCCATTAGTATTGCTGACTTAGCTGGTGTAGGTCAACGACAAGGTGCTGGTTATATGTCTCAAGCAGGCATTAGTGGACTAGAGGACATCCTACAAGCAGAGACTGTACGTAGTCAGAACCTACGTGATATTTACTCTACTATCTTAGGCGCACAAGCTAACCAACAGGCAGCTAATACAGCAGCAGCAGGTACAGCAGCTACAAACACTGGTTTGTTTAGTAGTATAGGTAACATTGGCAGCGCCATTGTTGACTTGTTTACATAAGGAATACACATGGGACTTTTAGATAGAATAGGCGCATTTGACCGCTACAAGGTATCACCTACTCAAGGCACTTCAGGGCTAATGACAGGCGCTGGTAGACCTATGAGTCCCTTTGCACAACAAGCTGCTAGAAACATTGGTGGTGCGCTTGGGCAAGACATGCGGACTCCTGAAGAAAAGATATTGGCTGCTACATCAGGCATAGAT